TGAAGAATTACAAGAGCGATATAATATTACTACAATGTGGATAGGCGAATTAAGGGGCAGGACAATATCTGACGCAGTAGTAATATGCGATGAATTTGGAAACTTTAGTAAAAAGTCAGGACAATTAGTAATTTCAAGACTTGATAAAGGTTGTAAATTAATTGTAATAGGTTCAAATAATCAAATTGATAACCCTTATATAAACAAATATACAAATGCTTTATCAACATTATTTAATGCGACAAAAGAAAAACACCCTGAAGTTAAGTTACACGCCACTGTGATGGATAAAATTGTTCGTGGCGGAATTACAGCATTTGCAGAAAGAGTTTTTAACTCAAAATAATATTTAAGTTTATTTTAAGTGTTCCTTAATGTTTTTATAAGTTTAGGTGTGATAATCTAACACAATTAAAAATAAAGAAACTTAAGGAACACAAGATGAATAAATATCAAATTGAAGCACAAGAGAATTTAGATAATATAAAATCTATTTTAAAACAAAATCAATTATCATTTCAAGATATAATAAATTTATATGATTTAATATCTTATAATCAATTTCTTAAAGATGATATTTTTATATCAATTACGCAAGAACAATTACCATTAGAAGAATATGAATGTTTAGTTTATTTTAAAGTTACTTACTTCGGCAAAGAATCAATTTATAAATATACATCAAATTTAAAAGAATTTAATTTTTACGAATTAGTAAAATCAGAATTATTATTTACACTTGAAAATGGTAAATTAAAAACATCTACACAAACAATACCATATAATTTTGATACAAAAATATCAAAAATAGAATTCATAAAATTGTTTCATAAACAATTAGAAACAAAATTTCAATCATTTGAAAAGAATTTTAATAATAAGGTGCAAGCACTAAAATCTAAAGAACGTCAATATAATAAAGCATTAAATTATAAAGTAGCAATAATAAATGATTATTTGCCAAGCAAATATGAATCTTTATATTTTCCTACTAAAATTTTTGAAAGATTACAAATTAAGGCAGGTATTTTCTTTGTTTATGAATTAAAACCTGGATATGAAAATTATACTGAAAAACAAATAAAAGACCATATATTAGAAAAATTATATTTAAATCCTTTAAAAGAATTAAAAGAATCTATTGCAAAAACTGAACCTAGATTAGAATTTTTTAAGAAACAATTAGATATTATTTCAGATAATTATTCAGAATACTTATTATAAAGGACTTTAAATGGAAACAAAATTACCTATTACAATAGAACCTGATAGAACAAAACTTCATAATATTTTATCAGCAAGTGCAGTTTCAATTCAAGATATTATAAGTTTTTATGATTTAATAGAGAAATATAACTTGCACGATAGATTTAGTGTATATACTTGTCCTTATGAAGATTATATGACTGCTTTTAAAATAAAATATGATAATTTAAGTTCTATATATAGATTTGACACATCTTTATATTCTGATTTTAATTGCTATAATAAACTTTATGAACGCACAACATCAGATATTAATAATTTTTTAAATCCAAATGGCAGGCAAGAAATAATGCCTTTATATGGTATTGGTATAGATTTCAATATTAAATTATCTAAATCAGATTTTATGAGAAAATTTATATACGCAATAAATTTTTTAATCGATTCTTATTTTAAAAAGATAGAATACTTTAATAATCAAAAAGAAAACACAATAGCAAAACATAATCAATATATGAATTATAAATTAGAGTTGCAAACAATACCACATTTTGATGGCAGACTTATGAAGCCAAGCAAGTATTATCAATCTTTTTCAATTTATGAAAAAAGACTTATAGTAGTAAATTTATATCCTAGTTATAAAGATTTATCAGAATATGAATTAAAAAAATTAATAATAGATGAATTATTAAATGAAAGTTTAGAAAAATTTGATAATCAATTGAAACCAAATATTGCAAATTATAGTAAATTTAAGGATTTATTGGATATAATAAACAAAGATTATTTAGAATACACAATGTAAGGATTAATAATGACTTTTCTACAAGCAAATGGTAATTTTGACTCTAGGTTAAACTTTACTCAAATTTTAGATTTATTAAAATCAGGTGGCAAGATGACTTTTATCACTGCCGATAAAAATAAAATTAGATTAGAATATAATAATTTGTCACAAGATTTTGAATTTTCAAAAAATGCTTATGAAGCCATAGATTTAAGGCATACTGCAATAATTCACACTGACGCAACAGAATGTGATGAAAATATGTTTATATCTGATTATTATGAAAAAATAAATTCTGTTTTAAACTATCTATATAAACAATTAAAAGTAGATGAAGGACATTATGAAACAGAACAAAAGAAAGCAGAGAAATTAAAAACTTTTAAACTCAAATTTGTTTTAGATGAGTATTATCCTAAATATACAAAAAATACATATTTATTAGAAATAAAAGATAAATTTGAATATATACTTGATTATAATTTTAATGAAATTATTATTATAAATTTAATATCTGAAAAACTTAAAAAGACCCTACAATTAGATGAAAATTATTTTAAAGAAACTATATTGAAAGAAAGGCATTATAAAAATTTAGATGAATGGCTAGATAGAATAAGATATATTAAAAGACAAATACAAAGATATGAAATAGATTTAAATTATATCAAAGATAATTATTTAGAATATTGTTTATAAAGTGCTTATAGGATTTAGATATGTTGCCACTAAAAGAATTAGAATTTAGAGATTTGCTACTATATATGAAATCAGATAAAATAAAAGTTTATAAAATAGGCGGTAGTGCGAGATTTATAAAAGTTCAAGGTGTTATAACTCTATATTATAATTATAGCCATTCACTAATGAAATTTGTTAAAGTTGGCGTAATGAATCAAAATCTTGATTTGTGGAGTTTTAAAGAATTTATAAATTTTTATTATACAAATTCATCAGATTATATTAATAGATTTAGTGATGAAAAGAACAGATTAATTAAAAATTTTAATAATACAACAGATAAATCAACAATAAATTCAGTTAAAAATTCTATTAATTATTTTGATGAAAAAATTAATAAAAATTTAAAATTAGTTGAATTTATTAATAACAATTATTCTGAATATTTGATATAAAGTAAAGGATTAGGTGGCATTATAATGAAAGATTTTATACAAATTGAAGATATAGCCGAATTAGTTAAATTAAACAACAATAGAAGTATTAAATTATTTTCTAATTCTAATACTTATAATATTAATATAGTTGAATTTTTTAATACCAAATATATTGTTAATAAATATGCTTTTAATCAATCTTATTATGAAAAGCAAAATCAAAAAGAATATAATATCGGCGATGTCTTAGAATTTTCTAATTCTAATATGACTTTAGTTAAAGATTTTTTATTTTTTGTTAAAAATCATTATAATGTATTATTAACAAGTCACAAATTTACTAAATCAAATTATAATGCCAATAATAGAATTTATGAAAAATATATTAAAAGAAAAACTTATACTTTAGTCAAAAATACTGAATATAAATCTAATGTTATTATAAAAACTAGCAAATTTGATTATTTTATCGATGATACAAATAAATTAATTATAGTAACAAGAGTATCAGAGAATATATCAGACCAAGAACTTAAAAAATTGATTATATCCAACAGCAGTTCTATTATGTCACAACCAAATGATTTTAAAAGAGTTGCTGATTCACACAAAAGAAATCTTGATAGATTAGAACAAAGTTTAAATTTTATTCAAAATAATTATTCGGAATTAGTGATTTAATCAAATAAATTCTCTATACCATTAACAATATCTTGACCTGTATCGCCAATTGCACCATCAATAATTTTTCTTGTAATTGATTTAGGTTCAATAGGTTCTAATTCAGAATATGCAAAAGTTACACTAAATTGTGATAATTGTGACTCGTTTGCGTCGTCAAGTTCTACTGCACCTACTTCACTAGGAAAGGCATTTTGCAATTTATATCCATAAACTTTATCATTTTGTTTATTTAATTGCCAAATATTAATATCAACTTGATAATTAGGTGCTGATGGTGTTCCTAAGAAAGCATTAGTTAAAAATCCTACACCATTATCAAAATCTATTTGAGATTTTAAATTTTGAGCCGCCTGAATAACGCCTGCTACTGCTTCCATACCTTGAACGAAAGAATCGCCAAACATACCTAATACACCATTTTGTTTAGGTTTTGTATTATCAATTAGTTTGCACCAAGCGTCAAACATTTTTCTAATTTTCATACTAGAATCATCAATAATATTAATCGTATATGTTCCAGGAAAATCTGCTTCACCACGCATTTTATAGCGTCTTCCACGATAATAAACATCTATAACACCTATATTACGTTCAGGTAATGCAGTGGATTGACAAAGTATTGCTAATTTTTTACCTTGAACACCTGGCATAGGCATTTCAATAAGATATTTGTTTGTTCTAAGACCTAGACCTGCTCCTAGTTGTTTTTTAATATCTGATAATGTAAATGCAAATTCGCCTGCCATTTAGATAATTCCTTAAGTTCTTAAGTATTTTATATGTGTATTTATATCTTTAATAATTCTTAAATCTTATATTGTAAGCAAGAATTTATATTTCTTAATATGTAACTATAATATTATTAATATCTCTAAAATCCTTAAAAATCCATATGTTAATTAAGAATTGTTTAAGTGAATTTGTGTTATTATTCTCTTATCAAACAAATAAAGGATTAGAAAATGAATACAGAAATAACAAAGACAGCAGAAAATAAAGACTTTAAGGGCATTGAAGAACTATCTGATATTTTCGGATTGTCAGTATCTGAAACAATTGAAAAACTTAGAACAGAATTAACTTCACTTGATGAAGATACAGATGAATTTAATGAAATTAAAGAACTAGCAAAAAAACTTAATCCACTTGCAGAAGTTCCTGTAATTGATGAAATTTTAGAACAAATTAAAAATCTTTATACTTCATTTGATGAAAGAATAGAGAATTTAAATCAAGAACGTGACGCAAATAATAAGTTTTATAGAGTTTATAAATCAATGCTATACGATATTAAATATACTGATACTTATATGTTTTACGCAAATTTAATTACTCAATGCAGAATTAAATTTACTGATAGCGTGCCAACTTTAGGTGTATATTTCGATAATGGATATAATCTTGCTATTAATCTTAAATTTATAGAAAGATATTCAGATAATATTGTAATGGGTTTGTTAAAACACGAGATGTTGCATATTCTTGGCGGACACTTATTAGGACGTTTAGAAAATAGAAAACATAAAATTTGGAACTATGCAACTGATTGTTCTATTAATCAACTTATTGAAACTAAAGACTTACCAAATTCACACGTTTCTTTAAAGACAATTAAGGATTTAACAAAAAATCAAAATTTAGAAAAAGAGAAACAAGCAGAATATTATTATGATTTCTTAGAAAAAGAAGATAAAAATAATCAAGGTGCTAATGGTAATGATGGTGACAATGGTAATGGCAACGGAAGTGGAAATGATAATAATGAAAGTAACGACAATGAAAACAATAATAGTCAAGAAAATAAAGAAGCAGGAACACACAATGTTTGGAACAAAAATAAAATTCCTTCAGATGACCTTGCAAAAGCAATGACTAGAGAAGCAATTAAAAAAGCCCTAGACGCAACAAAAAATAATGAAAAAGGTAGGGGTTCAATTCCTGCTAATATTATTGAAATTCTTGATTTGTTTCACGATAAAGCACAACTAAATTGGAAACAATTATTAAGACGCTATCAAGGAAATAAGAAAATTGATAAAAGACAATCAATTTTAAAAGTTAATAGAAGATTTATGAATAGAGATGATTTGCGTGGCAAAATCT